TTTATTATGCAAGAAGGTATAATTCCTATGTGGGAAGACCCTAAGAATCGAAATGGTGGATTCTTTTCATATAAAGTGTCTAACAAAAATGTTTGTGATGTTTGGAGAGAGTTAACTTATTTATTGGTTGGAGAAAGCGTTAGCAACAATGGTAAATTTGTTAATGCTGTAACCGGTATCACCATTTCCCCTAAGAAAAATTTCTGTATTATTAAAATATGGATGACAAATTGCGACCATCAGAATCCGGCGTTAGTCACAACGGACATCAATTGGCTTGTGTCGCAAGGGTGTTTATTTAAGAAACATAGTCCTGAGTTTTAAACCTTTGCACTTTTACACCTTTTCGCATCGTAGATGCGCAAAGTAACGGTTCCAATTCAGTCATTTCTGCCCCTGAAAGGGGCATATTGAATGAGAAATGGTGTAAAACGCCGATTTCTCGGATATAAAAGGTGTTTTTATCAGTCGCAAAGTGACAGTTACCTAAGCTCATTCAAAGATGTAAAGCCCTTTTTATAAGTGAAACGAAAGGAAATAAACCAAAAAACAATTTAAAAAAATAGTAATAATTAAAATATAATACAATGAAATATCCTTTTATTATATTTTACAGAGAGGATAAAGATGCCAATTTAGACCAGTTTTTTCTTGATAATAACTCACTTTTAAATTGTACTGTCCATATAACAAACAAAATAGAGAAAATGAACAACATATATAGCGCTAATTATCATTTATTAATCACATTACATAATGAAATAGCATATAAAAAACATATTAAACTAACACATTCCGACTTTTCAGATGTAAAAACATTTAATGAATTGGTGAATACATGTTTTATTTTGAATTGCTCATTAGACCGTTCATATTTAAGACCAGTTTTTTCCATATTTACGTCAACATTTAATTCTTATGACAAAATCATTCGCGCTTACAACAGCATTAAACAGCAGACATTTGAAAATTGGGAATGGGTTATTATTGACGATTCGCCTGATGATAAGCATTTCATATTTCTAAAGAAAAACTTGTCAGACGATTGCCGCATACGAATGTACAGACGCAGCGAAAACAGTGGAAGCATTGGTAATGTAAAAAATGAAGCAGTGTCATTATGTCGCGGCAACTATGTTTTAGAGATGGACCATGATGATGAAATATTGCCATCTGTATTGGAAGATTCTGTGAATATGTTTTTAGAAAACGAAGAAATTGGATTTATCTATATGGATTTCATTAATATATATGAAAACGGCGACAACTTTAAATATTGTGACCATATTAGTAAAGGGTATGGGTCTTATTATTGCCAGAAATATAATGGTAAATGGGTCTATGTGTACAATACACCCAATATTAATAACATAACATTGTCACATCTAGCTTGTTGTCCAAATCATCCGCGAATTTGGCGCAGAGACCTGCTTCTAAAAATCGGCAATTATTGCGAACATTTGCCAATTTGCGACGACTATGAAATTCTACTTAGAACGGCTATAAATTGTAAAATGGCAAAAATTCCAAAACTGGGTTATGTCCAATATATGAATAATTCCAATAACAACTTTTCTTTAATTAGAAACGGAGAAATTAACAGAATTGGTCCGCAGTACATCAGCCCAATTTACTACAATGAGTACAAAATTGCTGAAAAAATGCTTGAACTAGGAGCATATGAGGACCCATTAGAACAAGACACCATAAATGATGTGAATATCTGGTTGCGAGCCAACACGTATGTTCATAAATACTGTAATTTGTTAGTTAATGTGGATTCTAAAAGGCAAATTTGTATTATTGGACTTGACAGTCTTATTTTAAACTTAGAATATGTACAGAGTTTATACAAAAATCCAACTATTGATTTCATTTTGTTAGATAATAAGTGCCCTATTGAGTATTTATGGAAGCAATTGGATAGCTACGGATTTGATAGAATGAAATGCTATTCACTCATTGACGTCTCCTCAGATTTGTTAGTTAGATATTTTAAAACAATGTATTTATCAACAACTGATTATGAAATTGTTGAAACAGGTTATATTGATAGACCAAAATATAATACACATTTTACAAATAGAAGCCAGACTATCAATTCTTTAACAACTCCGGAACAAAAGTATTTGGAAATTGGAGTGGAATATGGGCAGACATTTTTACAAACGCATTTTAGACCAGGGAATAAAACTGGAGTTGACCCAGACCCTAAATTTGACGTTTTAAATAAGGAGTTCATGTTTTCAAAGGCAACATCGGATGCTTTTTTTAAGGCTTCAGTCTATAGTAAAGAAAAATATGATGTTATATTTATAGACGGCATGCACCAGTCCGAGTATTTTCTAAAAGACTTTAATAACAGCGTAAAAGTATTACACGATGAAGGCTCCATATTTATTGATGATATTCTGCCACTTACCTACAATGAACAGCTAAAAATTCCCAGGAAACACTATTATGAAAATGGTATTCTAAAATATGGCGAAGAATGGACTGGTGATATTTGGAAAGTGGTATATCACATTTTGAAGAATTATTCAAATTATTTGAAAAAGTATAAATATTTCTATAATGCTTGTTACAGGGGTGTATTATATCTATCATTGAAGAACCCATTTGAAATACCGGATTCCGAAATAGATGTAATAAATAGCTACGATTATTTTACTGATTTCCCTTTGTATCTTATATTGCTTACTTCAAGGGTGTAATTACAATTCTGTTCTAAAAAAGAACACTTGGAACATCCTACTGTTTTCCTTAGTGTCGCCAAAATAGTCCATTGATATATGGAACCGTTTGGAATTAAACAGGATTAGACGATTAAACACATTGCCTACACTATCAACCAGTTCCCATTGGCTAAAGTCCTGACTAAACTTGTCTGTCTGGACACTTGTATTTAAAATTTTTGCGTCTTCTTCGGAATATTCGCCGTTTTTAAACCGATAAAATGCGGTTCCGGCAGACAATGGCGCGTCTGGAGTAAGATATAGAACTCCGGCCCAATTATTCCAGCTGTCAGTGTGTATCCATGACAGCTCACTGGATGTCGTGTATTGAAATGAACCGTTGTAAATTGCTCCATTATCATTTGAAGAAGGCATTGGAAAATCAATTATTTTGCCTCCAAATGGTGCGACATATCTTTGTATTATATCCTGTAGATGCTGGTTCGCATACGAGATGGTGCGCTGGCCGGGAAAATTGCCTTTAACTGGGAATTCTTGAGTCAAAATGTAATCCCTTGTGCTTTGTGCGTTATTATAAAAATTATCTATTACAATTAGTCCGCAAGATGGACCCCTAAGTTTGAATGCTTCTTTTAACCTATTATCCTTTATATCATCCTTTATATCATCCTTTATATCATGAAAAGATTTATCTAAGGTTTTTGTTAAATCAACTAACAAATTTCCATTCAATTGTGTTTCTAAAAAATCCATTTACTTATAATAAATAATATACTCAATCGTTTTTATATTATTTGTTTTATTAAGGTTTATATTTCCTATATAGGAAACGGTCTCTGTGTCTTGGAAACCGCCAATGGCACAGGCATTATTATATCCTGCTTCTTAAACAAATTGGCACTTGGTAAACATTTTAATTCAGGTCTCAATGGTTTCACAGGATTTACCAAATTAGTTGAGCCTATTCCGAATAAAAAGGTTTCAATATCGACTGGATTATGAGACAATGTAGACCAGGGCATCTGACCTGGATTTAGACCTGTGCCAGCCAAACGACTATCATATGCTAGACCATTGGCACCATTTGTATATAATTGCCACGATTCAGTTTGTATATTTTGTCTTTGGTCTTGGCAATAATTTCCGGGTGTATTTCTATTTCGTGTAGAAGCCATAAATAATATTATTATATAATAATATTATTTTATTTTACATTATTTCTACTATTAAACTTTGTTAACTGTGCGAAATTACAGTCAAGAGTTTTGACTTCATTTCATATATCAGTTCATTACTAACATCACCGTGTGTTAGCAGTCTACAAATCCATTGATGTGTTATATGAAATACCTGTTGACTAAACAATGTAATAAATATTAAATAGTCCGCGTTCATTTTTAAATTTGCTAATTCTTCCTCTGTTTTTGGTATATTTTCACAAATAAATTGTTTGCCTACATCTTGTAAAAATAGATTGAAATTGTCATTTTTTTTTAATCTTTCAAATAATAACTGCATGCCGGTGTCCATTTTAGGGTCATTTAAACATTCGGCATCAAATACAGAAATTAGCTCATCTCTGTATAACTTGTCGCAAATATTTAAAATATCGGTCTTTGTATATTTATAATCGTCTTCTTCTTCTTCTTCCTTTAAGGGTTCTTCTTTCTCTAAAAGTTGTAACAGCTCGTTTTCAATGGTGTTATATTTCACTATAAAATCTGTCTTATACATTTTATAGTAATTATTATTTTAAATCTTTATATTGTTTT